TTACTTGGATAGGTATTGATGAAATCATTGACTTCAAAGATGCAGATACATTCAAAGGAGTAGTCGTATTAACAAAACGCCCTCATCAAGAAGAATATTATATCCACGATGTTACAGTTGAAGAATTTAATAAAGAATTGAAATGGTGGCTTCGTGATTCATTTTAATTTAAGGAGATAAGACATGATTGAGACTAAGCCTAGCATTATGATCAAAGCATCCTATGAAATGGATGTGAACACTAAGCACCTTATTACTTGGATAGGTATTGATGAAATCATTGACTTCAAAGATGCAGATACATTCAAAGGAGTAGTCGTATTAACAAAACGCGATCATCAAGAAGAGTATTACATCCATGATGCAACAGCCAAAGACTTACAATTTGAGATAGATAAGTATCGATATATGGAAGAATTGGAAAGAGCCTTTAAAGCGGCAAAGCATTTGGTTGGTTCACTAGGGAGGCGATAATGATCAAAATTAGTGCAACCCAGCTCGAATCGTACCGCCGATTTCTTGATGGTCTGATTACAGTCGAGCAGTTCGAGCGCTCACTTCTTAGACTCGACCCGCCTAATGCAATGATGCAAAGAGGGATAGAGTTTCACGAAATGATGCAGACTGACTCGCCTCAAGAATTCGAGGGTAAGTTTAGCGAAAACTGCATTCTTAATGCACGAAATTGCATGGATTACCGCTCGCGAGTCTTTGAGTACAAAGTTCGCAAAGTATTCCGCACTCAATTTGGTGATATATCAGTAACAGGCGTCGCAGACCAGCTTATCGGACTCGATGTCGTAGAAATCAAAACTAAGTACAGCCCTATCAGTTTTGATGCATATTACGACTCAATTCAATGGCGTGTATATTGCGAGCTTTTCAACGCGCCGTATGTACATTACAAGATATTCGAGTTTGACTCGCCTGAAGCGATGGACTTTAAAAACAAAGCGGAATACTCATTCCCAAGACCCGCGTACAATTACGAATATGTCCGAAATATGATACACTACTTACACGAGTATATCTTAGTTCGAGGGCTTGATAAAGAGGATGTTTTGCAATTGAAAGAAGGAGTTACAGCATGAATATCAAACCAGTTCCCGTACCACCAGAACAAACAGCATTTAAAAAAGGAGTTCCTATGAGTCAGCAATTAAGACAAGAAAGAGAGCAAGTAGAGAAATCTGCAATTAAACAAAAAGCTACACCCGATGAACTTGGAGCGCCAATAAGACGCGGACCAAAGCCCGGAAGCGGTGGAAGACCACGCAAAGAGCTTGGCGCAAATTACACGCCGAAAGCGGTGACTGATGGCTTCAGCGAGCTTGTAAAAGCTACGCTCGAACTACCAACCGAGCAGCATATTAAAGTAAAACTCATATCTGCAGTAATCTCGATGCACCAGCGAGGTGAACTATGAAAACATCCGCCCTATACAAAGAAGTCGCCGGTATCGAAACATCACTTAAGCCAGGCGTGCCATTATCTCAGCAATTGCGAGAGGAACGCAAGGTAATCGAGAAAACTGCAATCGGATACCAAAAGAGCAAAGGCGAAGGACTCACACCCGATGAAAGACAAGGCATTACAGCTCTTGCTCTCAAGTTGCCACACGCAATGGCAGATCGTTTTAGAGAACTCGCAAGAGCGCAAAATATCTCAAAAAGAGAGCTATTCCGCCGAGCACTAACTAAATACTTTAAAGAATTTGAGGATGTACAATGAATTCAGTGTTTTTACTAGATGAGGGGGAAGGTCTACCGACCCCCTTTATCAAAGGCAAAAGCCTATCCGAGCAACTAAGAGAAGAACGCGAAGAACTCGAACGCAAAGCCAAACAAGCAATAAAAACTAAGAATAACCTCGCGGATTATTACTTTGCAAAACAAAAGAGACCGCAAATTCAATACGCTCAAATTAACCCGAAAACTAAAAGCGCTCACTTTATGAAAAGAGGCATGGACTTCGCATTCGCAAATCCATACGCTGAACTATCCGGGCTTGAAGTCGAAATACTCAAACACTTTCCGACAAAACACACGCTCAGAGATAAGGTAAGATTCCAAGAGCTAATAGCAGCAAAGCGTATGTTTATATTCTTTGCAACCGTATATCTGAAGCTCACATCATTCAAGATCGCCGAATACCTAAACATGAATCGCTCGACTTTATCGCATCATATTTACGCGGCAATCGATGAACTTGATACTTACTCGCAAGTGCAAGTAACAGCCCAAAAAATCGAAGACTATCTCTGGACTCGACATGAACAATTTAGATCGTGAAACTACTTTACAAGTCGGATATTATATCGAGGAAAAAATATGCCCTTACATCCGATCGGTCACATCAGTGATCTCGCGCAAGATACAAACCCTAAGCCACTGGCTACGCTTCCGCTTTCAGCGATTCTTAAAATAGAAAGAGAGGAATTGTTCGGAAATCGAACAAAAAAACCGCGCGGACGTGTTCGAAAACTGAACACGGCGGCACTTTACGAAATATCCGAGCGGGTAATTGAAGTGGTTGCGGAATATTACGGAGTCTCTTTGCAGCATATCCACCAGCGCCAAAGCTTTGCGCGCCATGTGGCAATAACAATATGCTACCAAGACTTTAACTTTACCATGACCGATATTGCCTTTATCTTTAATTGCGACCGTAAATTACCTATAATTGCAGCCCGAAATATCAAACACGAGCGCATCCTAGACCCGAACTTCAACGAAATCTACTTACAACTTATTCGCAAGGCCAAGGCATGAGTATTACTATCTCTTTCTTCAACTCAACACGCGAAACCAAAGCCGCGAAGACTATGGACTTCGACTTCTTTCTAAAGTCAGTAGAACAAGGCATATGGCAAGACCTTGTCCTCAAATACCGAAACCTAGAAGAAGGCGAAAACAAAACCAACTTTAAACGCAAGCTCCCTGCTATCTCCCCCTCTGGTAAATTCGCAGAACGCAAAGCGGACGCGCTCGAAGCTCACTCTGGTATTCTTTGCATGGATATCGATGAGAAAGATAATCCCGAGATGCAAATCGAACAACTGCAGTCAGATCCATTTGTATATGCCTACCATCAGTCAGTCGGAGGCTATGGCTATGCAGTGTACTTCTTAATTGAGCCTACAAAGCATTTAGAAGCCTACCACGCTATCGAAAAGCACTTAGCCGATAGTTACCACCTTATTTGCGATCCAGCGTGTAAGGATACCTCTAGACTTCGCTTTGTATCCTTTGACCCGCATCTTTACAGACGCGAAGGCAAAACACAAGTATTTAAACGATACCTAAAACAACCAAAAGCAGAGGCGCGGAGATATTATCCACACACTAAGTCCGATATAGATCATATCCTCATGCAAATAGGCTCGCGTGGTATTGACCTAGTAGACTCATACTATGATTGGATGCAAATCGGCTTCGCTCTCGCAGGACACTACGGCGAACAAGGCCGAACATACTTTCACTGCATATCTCAGCAAGGTTCTAAGTATGATGCCATAAAATGTGATGCTAAGTATACCGAGTGCCTTAAAACAGGAAAAGGCCGCGTAAAAATCAATACTTTCTTTTACAAGTGCAAAGAAGCCGGTATTGAGATACAAACGGAGGAAAGCCGCAAAGTAGAACGCTATACCAAGGCGCAAATGCTGCAGGGCTTCAAGTCAGATGCCGAAATAGTCGAGTCAGTTACCAAACTAGCCAAGCAAGACGGCATAGCAACCGAGATAGCTCAAGACATAGCAGAGCAAACACTCGCTATACCACGCTCCGAATTAACAAAAGAGAAACAAGCAAACCTATTACCCGAAATCCGCGCCGCGCTGGCCTCTTATGGCATGAAGCTTAATGAAGTTACGAACATGATCGAATACCAAGACCGAGCACTCACCGACTGGGATGTTAACACCATCTGGGGCGAGATTGCCGATAAACTAGGCTCGCGAGTCGCTAAAACAACCATCGAAGATATCATAAACTCAGATGCAACGCCTCGATATAACCCATTTATGCAGTTTTTTGAGGCAAATAAAGATAAAGTAACCCAAAACAACATCGAAAAGCTCGCAGAGTGTATCACCTTTGACTCTCAAGGAGTTACATACGAAGAATACCAAGCATATGCACACGCTTTCTTGCGCAAATGGATAGTATCAATCGTTGCATCCATGCATGGCACTTACTCGCTTCTTATCCTGGTGCTTGTCGGAGGGCAAGGCATTGGGAAAACTAATTTCTTTAGATGGCTCTTGCCAAAAGAGCTACGAAGCTACTACGGAGAATCCAAACTCGATACCGGCAAGGATGATCTTATGCTTATGTGTACAAAACTAATCCTATGCGACGATGAGTTCTCAGGTAAAAACAAAAGCGAGTACAAACATATCAAAGACATAAGCTCAAAGCAAACTATCACTCTTAGATTGCCATACGGCCGCAGGACGCAAGACTTTACACGATATGCCGTGCTTTCAGGAACTTCAAACGACCTTGAGATCATAAACGACCCGACCGGGAACCGCCGTATCGTGCCTATCAATATAAAAGCAATTGACTTCGAGGCATTCAACGCGATCGACAAAACCGAGTTATTCATGGAGGCATATCGCATCTATCATACCGAAGGCGATAGCTCTTGGCAATTATCCAAAGAGGATATTGAAAACCTGAATCAGCTCACTTCATATAACGAGCAAGTAGATACAGTCGAAGAGGCAATCATGATGTTTTTTGAGAGAACTGACTCGAATCATGAATCAAATACCAAAACAACAACCGAGATCATATCCTACATGATGCAGTACACAAAGTTGCATTTTAACACTCAAAGAGTCGGAATCGCTCTCAGAAATTTAGGATTTGAAAGAACCACAAAACGCAAAAATGGCAAGCCGGTGAAGTGTTACAAGGTAAAAGAGATACTCCCTACTACACTTAATTCAGGCATTTACGGTTAATTCGCTAATTTTTCGCCATTGTGAAGTGTAGTAAGACTAGAGGTAAAAAACGCCCTAAAACTTCCCAGCAATTTACAGTGTGTGTGATTGCACTTACTATACTATATATAATATATATATATATATATATATTCTCTTACTACATTACTACAAATAGTATAACTACCAATTAAATCAACAATTTAGAGTGTAGTAAGGACTTTTGAAAAACTTACTACAGTCTTACTACGTTACTACAAATGATACAATTACGCAAATACCAAGCCGATGCAATTGAGAACCTTCGCAAAGCTTTTGCCGATGGACACCGAGCCGTCATTCTTTGCGCTCCGACCGGAGCGGGCAAAACGGTTATGTTCTCAGCTATCGCTCAAGGCGCACTGCAAAAAGGCAAAAGAGTGATGATACTTACCGACCGAGGTGAGCTCTTATGGCAAGCAGGCGGGGCGCTTAATAACCTTGCTATAGTTCCTGAACTCATTACAGCCGAGACTACAAGAGTCAACTCAAGCCAGCGTATATTCGTTGCTATGATCGAGACAATATACCGCCGAGCTGAACAGCGGATCTACAGCGAACTGCTTCAGAGCGTGGACTTATTCATATTTGATGAGTGCCATAAGCGAACATTCGACAAGCTATTCCCTCTTCTTCCCTCTCATGCGAGGGTGCTTGGAGCGACGGCCACACCATACCGAGAGGGGAAGGGAACGCCCTTGACTGACATGTATACTCACATGGTCGAAGCTTCAACTATTCCGAGCCTTATTGCAGATGGCTACTTAGCCAAGCCCTCGTATTATTCCGTGCCTATCGATTTGAGCGGCGTAAAAACCAAGGGCGGTGACTTTGATGCTGATTCACTAGGAGCCGAATACTCAAGAATGCAGATATTCAAGGGCGCCGTGCAGAACTACCAGCGATGGACACCGAATACCAAGGCGATAGCTTTCGCGCCAAATTTGAAGAGCGCATCCGAACTCTATGCAGAATTCGAGAGGGCGGGACACCCTGTAATATCATTAAATGCCCTTGCGAGCCGCGAGGAGCGTCGAAACGCTCTCAAGCGGTATAAAGAGACCCCCGCCGCCGTTTTAATCAATGTAGGGCTTTTTACTACTGGCTTTGACGAACCGAGCATTGAGACTGTTATTTTATACCGAGCTACTAAGTCGCTTCCGCTTTTCTTGCAGATGGTCGGACGCGGGTCTCGGACCTGCGAGGGTAAGGAGTCTTTCACCGTGCTAGACTTCGGCAATAACCTTTACCGCTTCGGAATGTGGGACGATTCGAGAGATTGGACTAAGCCGCCGAAGAAGAAGCGGGATGGTTTGGCTGTGTATAAGAATTGCCTTGAGTGTGACGCTTTCATATATGCCTCTGCAAGAGTGTGTAACCAGTGCGGCGTAATTATTCCCAAAACAGAGCGCGAAGTTCAAGAGGAGTTAGTTATATTGACAAAGCATGAGGCTATGGCGCGTGCGAAGACAGGCGGGCTTCAAGATTGGATAGCCTTAACCAAGGCGGGTAAACTGCATCCTTTGTATGTTCTGCAAAGTTTGTGTAAATTGCGAACTGAAGCCGAGGCCTACCGAGATGCGATGGGATATGCGAGAGGCTGGTTATTTATTCACAAAGATAAAACGAGGCATTTGGTATGAGTAATGGAGTGATGAGAGTAGAAAGTAATTTACCGAGCAAGATTGAAGACCTTGCTCAGTTTGTGCTTGTTGGACGCGATAAGCTCGCGATGGTTAGGGCTGGTATCAAGGCGCTTGATAAGCTTGATGTAGCAGAGGGCGTTCGCCAGCAAAAGAAAGAAGAGGCTCAAATGTTAGCCGAGGCGCTTCTTGATGCCGAGGTAAAGATTGGTGAGATATTGGCAAGAATGCCGAAGGCGAGTGGGAAGCATTGGGAGGATAAGAGAGAAAGTAAAAGTTCCACTGCTGGAACATTTAATTCACCTATCGAAACCAAAGAACAAGCTGTTGAGAAATTAGGCTTTGATAGAAAACAAGTGCACCGCTTTCAAACCCTTGCAGCCAATAAAGAGATAGTTGAGCAGATTAAGCAAGAGGCACGAGAGAATGATGATCTTGCTACAAGAACGGCGGTACTGCAGGTGGTGAAAGAGAGGGATAAATCAGAGCAGTTGAAACAAGCGCAATTTGAAAAAACAGCAACAATGAATGCGGCAATTGAGACAAAGCCACTTGTTATGTTATCCGATTGCAAAGATTACTTACAAACTATTGACAATGAAAGTATAGATTTAATAATTACAGATCCACCATATTTGACAGAGTTCAATACTACTGACTTTAAGAATTTTGTAGATAATTGGTTATTTAGTTTGCTTGATAAGTTAAAGTCCACAGGAAGAGCATATATTTGCACAGGCGCATATCCTGATGAAATTGCAATATATCTTGAAGCATTCATGAAGACTGATTTCATTATAGACGCACCTCTTGTTTGGACATATAGAAATACACTTGGTCAAACTCCTAAGATGAAATACAATCTTAACTATCAATTTGTATGGCATTTATACAGACCAAGCAGTAACCCTCTTGACACTAGTATAACGAATGAAATGTTTTCTGTGCAAGATATAAACGCGCCTGATGGTAGATTAGGCAATAGATACCATACATGGCAAAAGCCTGATGAACTTGCAAATAGGATAATTCGCCATGCTTCAAAGAAAGGAGATACAGTCATTGATATATTTGCTTGCACTGGGACATTTTTACTATCTGCTGCAAAAGCAAATAGAATTGCGATTGGATGTGAATTAAGCGAAGAAAATATTAAAATAGCGGAGAGCAGAGGATGCAGGATTGGATAGCAGATAAAGACAAGAGCGTCATGGCTTTTGAGAAAATCAAGAATACTGTATTGCCAAAACTCATTAGCGGTGAGATAATAAGCATTGAGAAAGAGGAGAGTGGTTCAGTCCTTGCCATGATGGATATTCATTCTGGAATTGATTTAGTTAGAAAGAATGAGATAGGATTACAAGGGATAGCATGGCGTGCTCAATGGGAGAAAGCGTATAATACTTTTACTATTAGAGCTGAAAGAACAACAGGCACTAAAACAGAATTAGAGAAGCGTTTAGAAGCTATAGAAAAAGAATACTTTTATCCGGCTTATACGATACAAGCATATTTTGATAATGATCGTGACTTTAATTGGTTGTCAGTTGGCATAATTAGAACAAGAGATTTATACGAGACATTTATCGAAAGACCTGATTTATTTAGCGAAAGAACAGTCAAATCCGATGGCAATAAATTTTATGTTGTCAATTGGAATAATTTACCAACGATGAAAACCTTACACTTGCGATGACTACCGAGCAATGGCTTAACGATATGATCGATGACATAGTCATGGAGTACGGCGTGTCTCACGATACGGCGCGTATTATGCTCTTTGCTTGGCTTGCAGAGTTACTAAGATGGAGTCCGAAGTTTTACGCAATGATGGATTATTTGCTGAATGAGTGAACAACAACTACAAGCCCACTGCTTTACATGGCATTGGAATAATTGCCCGCGAGAGCGGGGCTTGCTATACATGAACCACAATAACCCCCGCGATGCGAGGCACGGCGCTCAACTGAAAGTGATGGGTATGATCTCTGGCGTTGCAGATATGACTTACCTAAGCAAGAGCGGCCCTATATTCTTGGAGTTCAAGACCGCGACGGGCCGCCAAACAGACCGCCAAAAGTGGTGGCAGGATCAAGTCGAAGCGGCGGGGTATCGATACTGCATAATAAGAAATTTCGAAGAGTTTGTAAAGTCTATAGATATTTGAGTATATTACACTTAGTCAGGTGGCCTCGTGGTGAGGTGATAGGGTCGCGCCCTATGATGCATGCAGGTTCGAATCCTGCCCTGACTACAAATAACAACAAGAGAGAATCATGAACCATTACTACCAAAACATTCACGGCTGGTTCGACTATGAAGACATAATTAAGCTAGCCATTGACAAAGCCGAAGACGGCGCTAAGTTTGTAGAGATCGGAGCTTGGAAAGGCAAGAGCGCTGCTTTCGCGGGAGTGGAAATTCTAAACAGCGGTAAGGATATTACCTACTATGCTGTAGATCACTTTCTAGGCTCTGAAGAGCACCGTAACCCAGTTTCAGAGCACTACGATTATGCGACTCAAAGCGGCGAGCTTAGAGGTCAGTACTTGACTAATATCGAGCCTGTTAAGTCGATAGTAAAGACTTACGACATGACAAGTGCTCAAGCCTCTAAGATGTTCAAAAAGAAGAGCGTAGACTTTATCTTTATCGATGGCTCTCATGACTATGACTCTGTTTGCGTAGATATTGAGATATGGCTACCTAAGCTGAAGCCTGGTGGAATGATCGGCGGTCATGATTATACGACGCATGAAACGGTAAAGAATGCAGTAGATACTTATTTTACGGACTTGCAAATAATCGGCAAGTCATGGTTATACATTTCTAGGAGTAAGGACAATGGCAAAGATTGAGATTAGCGGCGAGGTAGTGTATGTCGGAGCGCCTGTAAAGTATTCCGATAAATTCACAAAAGCGGAAATCGTGGTAAAAGATTCTACTAGCAAGTATCCTGAGTTTATCAAGTTCGAGGCGATTAACGACAAAGTAGAACTCATGCGAGGCTATCCAATAGGCACGAAGGTCACTGCAGAGGGCTTTGTCGGTGGTAAGGAATACACCAAGAAAGACGGCGGGATAGGATATATTACAAGTATCAAGCTCGCTAAGATTTACGAAAACAAGCCTGCGCCTGTAGAGGTTCCCGATGCTATACCATTTTGACGATCACTTTGATGAGATGCCTACCCTCGACTGGGAGGAACTCAAAGACAAAGACTTCAAGACCGAGATAATGAAAAACGGCGTGCCTTTCGAGGCGCGTCTGTTTCTCGCTGGTTCGGGATGGAAGCTGAAGTTAACCAACAAGGTAACAGGCCGATATGCTTTGGAGCTTCGCTTCCGTAATATGAGTCTCAATGATGCGATGGTAAAGGCGGAGTTTTACATATTGGAGAATCTGGAATGAGACTTGAAGTAATTATACCCTACCGCAATCGCGAGGCTCACATCCGTAAACAAGTGCCTCACTTATTCAAGACGCTTGAGGCTCAAGGCTTAGACTTTGGCATAACGATTGTAGAGCAAGAAGAGGGCAAGCTCTTCAATACTGGCATGATGAAAAACATAGGATTTCTAGAGTCTCAGCACGCGGATTACTTTTGTTTTCATGATGTGGATATGTACGCTCAAGATGCAGACTACTCACCAGTCACGATGCCGACTCACTTGGCAAGGTATGTAGAGCAATACGACTGGGATATGCCTTACCGTGCTTACTTTGGTGGAGTTACGCTATTTGACAAAGAGTCATACCGCAAAATAAACGGTTACTCTAATGAGTATTGGGGTTGGGCTGTAGATGATGACGATCTATATTGGCGATGCGTATTAACAGGCTTTGCAAGAAGAGAGGGGCGGTTCTGGTCTGATGATCATGACCGCGAGAACTACGATAAATGGCAAGAAGAAAACTGGGCTAAGTTTCAGGCTTCGCTTTTGGATACTGAAGCCAAGAGCGGAATTACAACAACGGAATACACAATACTAGAGTCTAAGCAATTTAATCCACAGCTTAGGCGTATTTTAGTTTCTATTTAGGAATAATCACAATGGATGCAATTAAGACCTTTGTCCCTTTGGTCGCATTATCAGTCATTGCACTTGGTGCGACCTTAGGAGTGGGAGATGGGAGTTTTAGCACATTCGCGGTCGGTCTTAGCAAGTATGCACTTGCAGTTGGGGCGGCGTGGTTTGTGGATTCGTACTTAATAAAGGAGGTAAATACTCGTGAAATTATCGCACAAAATCCTGTCGCTTACGCTCTTTACTTGTCTGCTAACATCATTACCGCTGCACTCTGCTTCAGTCAGTCCTAAGGTTCTCTTAATAGCCAAGGGCTTTATAGGCACGAAAGAAGAGGGCAATAACGGAGGCTACTGGGTTCGCCGCTTTCAAGCTTCGACCAAGAGCCCAAAGGGCGCTCAATGGTGTGCAAGTTTTGTGAACTTTTGTCTTGACTCTGCAGGGGTCAAGGGTTTGCCGTTCACTGGATCAGGCTTGGCGCGTCATTTCGCTACTCGGAATAAGACCATAAAGGCTACGAAAGTCATTGCTGAAAACATGACACTACCACCGGGCACAATCATTGTATGGCGAAGGGGAACGACTCCCTTCGGTCATGCAGGGATAGTGGACACTTGGCAGGGCAAAAAGGGTACGACAGTCGAGGGCAATACAAGCTCGGGGCTTCGCGGCTCTCAGCATGACGGCGATGGCGTTTGGGCAAGGACGCGAGTAATTAATCCCACCTCATACTTCAGAATTACGGATTTTGTTATTTATTAAAAATAAAATTTCTAAGTCCGTTTTACTTGTGCTTATATTTGTTTTGCCAACATAGGCACTCCTTATCTCATGCCTTCACTCCGCGGGCGGTCTGTTTAGGCAGACCGCTTGTTTTAAGATAGATACAATGGATATATTTAGTGAACTCTTGCGTAATGTTCTAGCGACTCTGGTAAGTACGGTAACGATTGTTATTATGTTTTTCAGATTCATGAATAGGGAACGCTTGCAACACGCAAAACAAATTGCAGATGTAATTGAAAAGACCGCTAAGCACGTATTCAATACTGCAACTTTAGAGCACCGCGTAGCTCAGCTCGAGAAGACCGAGAAAGAGCAAGCCGAATCGATAGACAAGCAGTTTGCTTTGGTTCACTCAAGACTTGATCAGATCTATTCCATAATTGCAGGGCTTAACAAGTGAGTTTGCACTTTGGCTTCAAATATTGGAACGAGCCTACGCCTGCAAAGATTCGCAGAGTCGCGGGCGCTTTAGCCGCCGCTGGCATTGCCGGTTGCGGTTTTGCCTATTTACGCGATAACTTAGCCTTGGCGATTACGCTGTTAAGTCTCGCGGTTGGTGGGTCATTCATTGCAAAGCTATTTACGGACAAGCCATGAGAAGAGATAGATTTAATATAGCAATTTACCGAGGTGAGACTTTCTCACTTGCCGTGGAATTGAAAGACGCGGACGGCGCGGCTATTACTTTGGTGAATGCGACTTTGACCGCTCAATGCAGAGTAAAGGCTACAAATGCGACGCTCTTTACTTTCAATACGACGGTAACATCCCCTGCAAGCGATGGCAAGTTTTCAATCTCTTTGCCGGGAGCTACAAGCCTTGCACTCACTCCGCAAAAGGGGCTAGTTTACGACGTGAAAATCTCTTGGCTTGGTGGTGATACAAAGTATTGGCTTGGTGGTGATTTGGATATTATCGATACGGTGACTTCATGAGTACTAACAATGTAGTCATTACGGCGCTTCCAGAGGTGGTCCGAGTTTCGGTTGGGGCTACAATCAACTCAGGCGCGGCGGTGTATATCTGGAATGAAACGCCGACTGGAAATATCAACGGCTCAAATGCGACTTTCACATCATTGCAGAACTTTGTCCCTAACTCTTTGCAAGTCTTCATTAATGGCGTATTGCAAGTGCTTACAAACGATTATACGACAAGCGGCTCAACGACAATAACTCTTAATGTTTCGCCTGTCGTTGGTGATGTTATTAGAATACATTACAAATTAGGATAATACGATGGCTGAAACTACAATAGCAGGCCGCCAGATACGCGATGGAGCTATAACCAACGCGAAAGTAGCTGCAGGTGCTGCAATAGATTCAAGTAAATTAGCGGACGGCGCAAACTTTGTCAAGAAGGATGGGAGCGTAGCGTTTACGGGTGCTCAGTCAATGGGTAACAACAAGCTTACTACCCTTGCGACTCCGACAGACTCAGGGGATGCTGCAACGAAGGGATATGTAGATACGCAAATATCTGGATTACCAAGCGCTTACAAGTATCGAACTGTAAAAGCGGCAACAACTGCAAATATCAATTTAAGCAATCCCGGAACGGATACCTTTGACGTCGTAACTTTAACAAGTGGGGATAAGCTTTTAGTCAAAGACCAAAGCACCCAAAGCCAAAACGGTATCTATGTTTTCAACGGATCTTCAAGCGCTTTGACTCGCAGTAGTGATTCGGACGCATGGGACGAGCTTGTAGGTTCTCTTGTTTATGTCGATCAAGGTTCTACTCAAGGCGAATATAGATACTATTGCACTTCAAATAGTGGCGGTACTCTCGGTTCTACGGCGGTTGTATATGTACGTGATTTAAGCGGTACTCTGACTAATAGCAACTTCGTATTTGAAGTCACTCCGAGCGGAACTATAGATGGCTCGAATACGGCCTTTACTTTACCTGACACTCCGACTGCAGGGACTCAAAGGCTTTATCTAAATGGTCAGAGACTCAAGAGCGGCGCGGGGAATGATTACACGATTTCAACGAATACAATCACGATGGCTACAGCTCCGATTAGCGGAGATATTCTTCTTTGCGATTACATGAAGTGATAAGATGCCAACAACAAAACTAAATAACGGTCAACTTCCCGATTCGCTCTCAAGCAAGACAATCGGGACAAGCAATACAATCAATACGAATCTTGAGAAGCTATCCATTGCAGGCGGGTCAAATGGTCAGGTATTATCTACAAATGGTAGTGGTACTTTGTCTTGGATCACTGCAAGTGGTGGAGCTTCAGATGCTTACGACTTTGGGACTTTCGCAGCCCCTGCAGATTTTACACTAGATATGGGAACATACTAAAATGGCTTTGAAATTAAGACGCGGTACGAGCACTAATCGTACAAGTATCACTCCTGCAGAAGGAGAGCCTATATTTACAACCGATACCAAGAAACTATATCTCGGTGATGGTTCGACTGCAGGCGGTGTAGAAATTGGCGGAGTTGCTGACGGAGACAAAGGCGATATTACTGTTAGCAGTTCAGGAGCTACTTGGACTGTAGATAATGACGCGGTCACTTATGCAAAGATTCAAAATGTATCAGCCGCTTCAAAACTATTAGGCCGTGGTGACTCAGGTTCAGGCGATGTGCAAGAGATTACGCTAGGCACGGGTCTCACAATGACAGGCACTACTTTGGCCGCGAGTGGTGGTGGTAGCGCTCCTCAAGTGCAAGTAGATACTATTACAAGTTCACAAACTTGGACTCCTCCTGCGTGGGGTAAATACTTTAAGGTATTATTGTATGGCGCTGGTGGTGGTGGCGGCGCAGGTGGAAGATATGCAACTACATCTGACAGATGTGGTGGTGGTTCAGGCGCAGGGTCTCCAGCGGTAATAGCCGATTATACAGCTACTCAAATTACAGGTTCTGTAAGTATAACTATTGGAGCTGGTGGGACTGGCGGAGCTGGACAAACTACAAATACAACTGCAGGCGCTAATGGTACTGCTGGAGGTGACTCTACTTTCGGAAGTCTATTGAAATGTATTGGCGGTGGTGGTGGAAATGGTGGTAGTACATCGAGTGGATCAGGCGGTGTTCAATATATTACAAATAGTATATTTGGTAACTCTTCTGGTGGTAGTTCATCTAATGGAGCTACAGGTAATGTATCTCAGAGATCATGGACAGTAAATGAGGCTAATTCAATAACAGGTGGATACAGAGGTGGTGGTGGATCAGGTCAAACTGCAAACTCTACATCATCTACTCAGGGTGGATCTCATGATTACTGGACTGGTATCTACTCATCAGTAGCAGCTTCATCTGGTGGTACAAACGGTGGTAATGGAAACAACGGCGTAACATTCACACATGGTTATGCTACGCTTGGAACTCCAGGCGGCGGCGGATCATATAAAACAGGACAAGCGACTGGTGCTGGTGGAAATGGACAATATGGATGCGGCGGCGGCGGCGGTGCTGCTTCTGACAATGGATTCACAAGCGGCGCAGGTGGGAATGGTGGTGGTGGTATTTGTATTATTATTACAGTAGGATAAACACATGAGATATGCGGTAATTAATACAGCTACGAACGCAATTGAAAATATAATTATTTGGGACGGTGAGTCTATTATTGAGCTTCCTGATGGTTGTAATGCAGTGCCTTGTACTGAAGATCACGATGCTCAATGGAGTAATAGATTTCAAGCGCCCGAGCAAGCAGAGCTTAATGCAGAGCAACAACTATTGCAGGCTCTTTTAGAAAAATACGGGATTCCTAATCAGTGAGTCAATACAGACCGCGCTTAAACGATCAAGAATACGCTGCTATACTAAACTATAGACAAGGCAAGCGGTTTGATCCAGATGCAATCCAAGTGGAAGAGCCGAGCAGAGTTCCTGAATGGCTTAACACTATGGACGATGGACGCGAGGAAGTTTTACCGACGCTTCGCATTCAAGGCAAGACGGCGGTCTTCAGTGATATTCACTTAGGCATCCATGACAAAGCGGCGCTTATTTCAGCGATTCAATATGCTAAGCAGGATAGAGTAGAAAACATCATTCTGAATGGCGATATACTTGACGCGGCTCAAATCTCAGGATATCCAAAGCATCCAGACGCGCCAAAATTCCTGAATGAATTGGAACTTACCAAGCAGTTTTTAGACGGATTGCGGTCCGAGTTCAAAGAGCAAACAATCTACTTTAAGCTCGGCAATCATGAAGACAGATTGCAGCGGTATTTGATGGCAAAAGCCGACGCGGTTGCAGAGCTGATTCATTACCGACAACTCTTAAAACTAGATGAGCTTGATATTCGCTTTGTCGAATCTACACAGTTTATGAGAATAGAAAATACATACATAGTGCATGGTCACGAGATGAAAGTCTCAGGCGGCGTAAACCCCGCCCGCGCTTTGATTCTCAAAGCGGCGGCGAATGTAGTGATGGGTCATGTGCATCGTACTTCTTTTGCATCTATCAAGAGCTTGGACGGTAAGTTTTACAAGGCATATACAACGGGCTGTTTATGCAAGCTGAAACAAAACTATATGCCACACTCAAATAGCAATCATGGTTTTGCAATTGTGCAAGAGAATGGTATGGTAGATAATCTCTTTATTGAGAATGGAGTAGTGCAATGAGATTCAATGATGTGCTTAATGCGATGATGATAGTTGCAGTCTTGCTTATTATTGGCTTTGTTTCAGGGCTTCACATAGGCAAGACAAGCCAAAAGAGAGTAACTGATACTATTACAAGGGTCGAGGTCTTAGAGCGCCCTGTAACGATTAGAGACTCAGTACATACGAAGTCGGTCATGGTACGAAATCGCGATACGGTTTATTTCCTAGATCGCCCCGTTGAAATCCCTTGCGGAGATACTGCATTTGTAGCTCAAAGTGATAGCGTAATTACAGCGACTCAAGATACAATCAATATGGCTTTTGCCTATGCAAATCGCAAGGGGCACTTCTCACTTGTTTACCGCCCGCGCCCTGACTCAATTAAGGTAATTACTTTACCGACTGAAGTTCGTACGGAAAGCAACTGGGGATGGGTTGTTGGTGCTCTTGGTGTTGGATTAGGTTTGGGAGTTTATTATGGCAGGCGCTGATAATCTCAAAGGACATAGCTTCAGAGACAAGCCCGAGCGTATCAATAGAAATGGTAGGCCAAAGGGTTCGATAACCTATGTCAAAGACCTTGCAATGATGGCGGCGCAAGAGCTATCAAAGCCCGGCAAAACTAAAGAAACTGTAGCGGCTGAAATTATCGATATGCTGATTCATAAAAAGATCTTGCTAAAAGAAGATATAACAGCCATGAAACTACTAATGGAGTTACTGACTCACTTGAATAATCAAGTAGCAGAGAAAGGCAAAATGATAATTGAGTGGGGTTCACAAAATGGACACAGTGATCAGGATAAAACCGCATGACAAACAGCTTGAGATACTTCGGAATAGGAAGCGCTTTAATGTTGTTCGGTGCGGCCGTCGCTTTGGTAAGTCTTATCTGGCTTTTGCTTTGGCCCTTGAGAAAATGCTGGAAATTGATGGCTCGTATGTTCTCTACACCGCGCCCTCATACACCGAGCTCTCAGGAAGAGAAACCGAAGCACAAAATTTCTTTGCACCGCTTGGCGCAACTTACAAACAAGGCCAGATTAAACTAGGCCGCAGTACATTGGTTTTGCAAGGTATTTACCGAGCGGATGGCTTAAGAGGTAATAAGTTTCATCGAGTGATTTGCGATGAGTGGGCACACTGCCCGAATGCTGAAGATGACTGGAACTTTGTGCTTAGTCCGATGCTAGCAGATTATGAAGGAGATGCTTATTTCTTCTCAACGCCAAAAGGCAAGAATCACTTTTGGCAATTAGATCAGCTCTCCGAGACTATGGAAGACTGGCAATCATTCCACTACTCGACATACGACGGCGGGCAAATCAAGATAAGCGAAGTTGATAGACAAAAGGAACTATTACCGAGCTTGGTTTTCGCGCAAGAGTTTCTTGCAGAATATGTCGATAGATCAGCGGCTAAGATCAAGCGCGAATGGTTACGCACGACAAACGGTCAAGAATGCACGGCGTATTACATCGGAGTTGACCTTGCAATTAGTCAGAAAGAGACTGCAGATTATACTGCGATTGTGGTAATAGGCACGACAAAAGATGGCGAGGTAGTTGTAGTCGAAGCCGATCATTTTAGAGCGCAGTTCCAAGAGATAGGGCGCAAGATCATGTCAGCCGAGCAACGATGGAACGCAAGAGTAGTTGCAGTCGAATCAAATCAGGCGCAGGCCTGGATGGTTCAAGAGCTGAAAAGAAATACTAAAATGAATGTCGTAGGTGTGAGAGCGGATAGAGATAAGGTTATACGCTTTCAGCCTGTAGAGGCACGATATGAGCAAGGGCTTGTCTATCATGTCCCTCATATCAATCCAGAATTTACCGAGGAGCTGCTAAGTTTTACAGGCACTCCGCAAGACAAGCATGATGACTTTATTGACGCGTTGGGTTATGCCTTCAACGCTATTCGCAAAACTCCACAGATATATGTATGAGTCTACTTGACCAACTTAGAGATAGAATCGCGGCTGCAGTTGCACCGCGAAGAAACGACAGACCGTATATTCGGTCGGGTGGCTCTCGCAATATCGGTGCGACTCAAGTCGGTAATGAGTTAAGCGCCTCGCTTCGAGGGACGGTTTTCGCTTGCTTGCAGCATAGAGCAAATGCTTTGAGCGGTATCAAGTTCGATGCATACAAAGAGCAAAATTGGGAAAAAGAGGAACTCGGACGCGGTCACTGGACTAATGAGCTGCTATCAAATCCGAATCCGTATTTCACACGCTCTCAAGTCTTTGGCTATATTGAAAACTGGCTTAGTATCAATGGCAATGCGTTTATATGGACTCCGACAAACGGCTACCGCGTGCCTTTGCAGATGTGGGTACTTAACCCTACAAGAATGCGAGTCATTAAAGGGGAAAATAACTTCATTGATGGGTATGTTTATCAGTCAGCGCAAGAGGGTAATATCGCCATACCTGAAAAGGAGATTATTCACCTTGCGAAGCTCCACCCCGCCTCGCGTCCTGAAGAAATTATCGGAATGAATATCTTTGGTGTTGGTCTTGTTTCAGCCGCTTTGGAATATGCGAACATAGACCGCGAAGTTAGTGCTTATTTAGCTCGCCTCTTTGCGAATAATACCGTCCCGCCGCTTATTGCGAAGTTTCCCGAAAGGTTTGACCAAGACGAATGGCAAAAGCTTAAGTCTGCATGGAATGAAGAACTACCAGACTACAAGCTCCGCGCTTTGCTTGGTGGTGGGATGCAATTAGAACTACCGCCAAAAGGCGAGCTTGCAGTAAGCTATGACGCGGTAAGCCGAGATACCCGCGCTCAAATCGCTCAAGTCTTTGGCGTGCCTCCTGGAATGCTCGATGGCTCGTTCCAAAACAGAGCAACTGCAGAGGTTCAATTCGCAATCTTTAGACAAAACACGATAGACCCCGAAGCGCTCTACATTGCTGAAGAGTTTACGCGTCATTTTAGACGCTGGGAAGAGGATGTCTTAATCGAAGCGCAACCATATGAATATGCAGATCCCGACGCTGATATGAGGCAAGAAGAGTTCGAGCTTAAGTGGGGAATTAAGACGATCAACGATGCAAGAGGCGAGCGCGGATATGATCCGATACCTGAAGGCAATACGCCGCTTATTGCTAATGGTTTTGTCCCGCTTAACGCGGCCGTAAATCCCGCTCCCGCGCCCGTGGTTGCACGAAAACTCTTAACAAGGGCAAACGCCAAACTCCCTATCGTTACAGCCGATGCAAAGGATTTGTTTTGGAGAAACTTTGATGGGATAACTGAAGCGAATGCTGGTGCTTTGGAAAATGTAGTTGAGATGATCATAGCTCAAATCAAAGAGCAAGTTTTTCAATTAGCAGATGAGGGTGTAATTAGCCTTTCAACTGTTGATATTCCTGATAGCGAACTTGCAAAGTATGATGCAATCATAGCCGAGGCCGCAAATCAAGTAGCTACCGAACTCTATGCGACTCTTGCAATCGAAGGCGGCGTTCCTCCAACTGCAGAGGTTATTGCACTTGTCGAAGAGTCAAGCGCTCAAATCCGAGATTCTATCGGAGTTATCAAGCAAGAAGTCCAAGCGACTTTAACTGCAAATGCTGGTAAGGATAAAGACGAATTATTTAAGATACTAACAAGCAAGTTCGACTCACTGCAAACAAGCAGAGCGCGTGCAATTGCAAATACAACAAGCGCAAATGTGACAAGCGGAATGCAATACGCCGTGTACAAAGATGAAGGCTTCAAAATGGTATGGCTAACTCAACGCGATAACCGCGTAAGACCAGCACACGCCGCCATGGAAGGCTCGACTCAAGGCGCGGATGGATACTTTACGGTAGTGACTGAAGTCAAAGATAAAGAAGGCAATATCATTGAAGTCAAAACCGAAAAAGCAAAGCGCCCTCTTGGCTCTGGTCTAAGCGCTTCAAATGCAGTCAACTGCAGATGCCAATTATTCCCAGTGGAAATGTAATTAAAATAGAGGTTTTAATATGAATTTAATAACACGCGAGCTGAACCTACAACTTAGGGACGGCTACGAAATGGAGGAAGGCTACGAAGAGAAAGAGAATGATCTCTATACTTTCGTAGTTTCAACTCCCGAAGTAGACCGCTATGGGACTATCATAGTTCCAAGCGGAATAGACTATCAAGCATATCTAAATAATCCCATAGTCTTAGCTCAGCATGACTCGGACAAGTGGCCTATCGGTCGCTGTTTGGGTTTTGCAATGAATGGCGAAAACTTGGAAGCGACAATTCAAATTGAGTGTATTACCGAAGAGGGTAAGAAACTCAATAAGCTAATCAATGCAGGTTTTGTGAAGGCCGTATCAGTTGGTATCATTCCAAACGAATACGAAGAGCAAACAATCGACGGTCAAAAGGTAACTGTTTACACAAAGTCCGAGCTTGTAGAATTTAGTGTCGTATCAGTTCCTGCAAATCGCCAAGCCTTGCTTAAGAAATCAATCAAGACATTACTCCAAGATTCAATTCAAAAATACAAAAAGGAAAAGAGAATGTTAACCCCAGAGATCGAAGCCAAGATCAAAGACGAACTTCTTCCGGCAATTAAGGAAGCTTTTGTCAATGAGGTAATTAATCTCGGCTTTTCACCTGAAGAAGCCGAAGCATCTGTAAACGCTTTTATCACTGCAGGCGCTCCTCCAATGCTAGCAGTTTTGCAAGGCGAAGTAGAGCCTGAAGTAGCCGAAGAACCAGAAGCCGCCGAGCCCCCAGTCGAAGTGGTATCAGAGTCCATCGAGGCTAGTTTCGAGGTTCCTGAAACTCGGGTCGGTAAGAAAATTGCAGCTTCAACACAAGCGCAAATTAATGAAGGTATGGATATGATTCAAAACGGTTACAAGATTATCAAATCTGCAGTAGCCGGCGAAGCAGGCCGTTCAATTACTTTGAATATGCCGAAGAAACTCAATACAGACGAATTACTCAATTTAATCTAAGGATATTGCATAATGGAAAACATTATCGTAACAAAAGACCAACTGAAAGAAGTTGTTGACCGCAAAGTAGCCGATCAACTTCGCTCGCAAAAGCCGACTAATAACAATGGCTTCGTATCAATCAAAGCAGATCATGATGCACGCCGCGACCAAGCTCGCGTAGTTGCTGATTATATTCTTGCAGTTCACAAAGGCCGCGACGGCGTTGCAGACGATATTGCACGCAAGGCAAACGAAAAGTACATCACAAGAGCTGACTTCAATACAGGTACAGCATCTCAAGGTGGCGCGGCGGTTCCACAATTTTGGGTAGAAGAGATCATGTCTTTTGCAGACCAATTTGGATATGCAAGAGCACTCGCGAAGATCTATCCAATGCGTGGCAAAACAGAGAACCTCGTATCAAGTGGCGCGTTCACTGGCGCGGTAGTTGCCGAAGGTTCTGGCTTGACATTGACTGACTCAACTAACTTCTTTACAGCTACAGCAATGACAGCTCGCAAGATTGTCGGTGGTGCGATTATCTCTGAAGAACAACTTCAAGATGCAACGCCTGCATTCTTGGATTATGTAGTAAACGGTCTTGGCCGCGCTCTTGCTGAAACAGAAGACAAGCAGTTTTTCAATGGTAATGGTACAGCTCCAAACTTTACAGGTCTTGCAACTTTGTCAGGAACTACAGTAGTTCGCCAAGGTGGTGCAAATAACTCTGGTAAGGATACATTCGGCGAAATCTCATGGACTGACCTTTGGAACTTGCGTTTGGGTGTTAACTCCGGCGTTGGTGCAAATGGTGTATTCGTAGTGCCTCAGTCAGTATTCGGCTTCTTGATGAAAGAAACAGCAGGCTCACGCCCTGTATTCGATATGATCCGCCCTATCGAAGTTACATCAATTGGCTTGACAGCACTTCAAGGTAACTCATACTTTACTCCAACAGGTCGTCCGATGCACGTCGTACCAGATGCACTCTTCCCAACAAGTGCAGCGAATACAACTTCAGCGCTCTATTGCGACTTTAATCAGTTCACTGTTATGGGTATCCGCGAGGATGTAACAGTTAACGAATACAAAGAGTATTTCGGTGCGACTGGTTTGGGTGGTACTCATCAAAAAGGTATCGAAGTAGTTGAGCGCGTTGCTTTTGCATTCCCTGCTCCTTCTGCAATCGGTGTTCTCAAAACTTCAACAACCTAATCAGGTGATTTATGCTCGTAGATGTAATTCTAATCGAGCCGTATAAAGGTGTTTCGGCAGGGTATGAGACTTCTCTCCCTGCCGAGATTGCCGAGGCTCTTATTAAACAAGGCAAGGCGAAGGATGCAAAGCCCGCGCCGAAAGTAGAAACAAAGAAAACAGGTAAATAACCATGCCATATACAAGCGCAAATCCGAGGGCGTTCAATGCTCTCATGACCTTTCTAAATTTGGAAGTTAATGGCGATCCGACATCCGAGGATACGGCGCTGTATACTTGGTTTGATGACCTTATTACAACTTGCTATGTAGAGGCTGAAGGCTATTGCGGTCAGCCTCTCCGTAGTGGGACGATATATTACCAATTTTACGCCTCAAAAGCTCAACGCGGCCTCGAAGCGAATCACTCATGGAAATATATCCCATACAATGCTAACACGGCTCTTACGGCTTTGCAGTGGCGCGAGAATGAGTTTGCAACTTATGCGAACTTTGACGCGGGTAACTATGCATGGAACGCCGAGCCGTATGCTAATTACATTGTCTTTCGTGACAAGACAAATGGACAATTCAAGGCGACGCTAACAACTGGCTTCAGTGATGCGTCTATGCCTTATACAATCTTGCAAGGCATAGCCGAAATGGTTGCTCTTGCATATAAGCAAAGCCCTCAAGGCGGTAATTGGTTCGGGCTTAACTCCGTCGCTACAGGCGGCGCGGGTCAAACAGTCAGCCAATCACTGAAAACCGATATAGGATGGCATAAGTACTTTGCTCAATTCGTTATACCAACGGTGTAACAATGATCAATAGCGAAGCTTTAAAAGGCATTCTACGGCCTGTTATTATGAAGAGCTTGGAGCGCATGCCTTTTGTGATGCAGGCGTATATCGGAGCGAATATGGAATTCAGAGGCGCGGCCGATAGAATAGCACCTTCGACAAGTTCTAAGCTCGCGATTAACTCAGGTAATTTGTTTCGTAGTTTCTCCAAAGGTCAGCCCGGTAATGTTTTCAAAGTCTCGCAAGAAGGCGATAACTTCGAGGTAGAATACGGGTCAGACTTGCCATATGCAAGAGTGCAAGAGTTCGGCGGCTTCATTGCAAGCAAAGGCAATATGCATAAATACTTCTGGGCTAAATTCGCAGAAACTAAACAGCCGTATTTTAAGAATATCGCATTAAGCGTAAAAAAGAAAGGCGGCGTAAACATACCAGCCCGACCTTACTTTAATCCTGCAGTCGATAGACTTCGAAATGACACGAAATTCGCAAGTAATATAAGACAAGAAGTCATAAACGGAATACAACAATGGCAAGAGAATCAGCGGCGATCAAATCCATAGCAGATAGACTACGCACAATGAGTGGAGTCAAAGTCTATGACCAAGTAATGCTAGATAAATGGAATACTTACCAGTTCCCTTTTGTCGGTGTTTTGTCAGGTGCAGACGCTCGCGAGGTTATTGGACTTGAAGACGATTCAGCCTTTGCAAATAAGGGTACGCTGGATATGTACTTGCTTGTCGGAGTGCAAGTAAAAAAGAATAGCACGGCGGGCAAAGCTAATTTGAGAGAAGCTCTTGCAGACTTATGCGAGGCAATTGAGAATAAGCTCACAAACTATAAGCCCGATATCTATGAGTCCGATTATGAAAGGACTTATTTTGCGCCCGTGCATTTTATCGACGCGCAAGCGGTCACATTCAATGACGATGAAACGAAAGGCATATCTTTCATGACTTTCAGAACGGTATATTACAGAGGAGATGTATGAAGTTAAGTGCATGTGTAATCTTTCAGGATGGAGATGACCTGAAAGGATGGAGGGATTCTTTGCCGAATGATAATGTCGAAGTCATTGCACTTCGTACGGCGGTGAATCCAAAACTTAAAGAGCCTGTATTCCAAGAAGTCGGTCGGACTTC